ATCCGATATTCAGATCAATAATTAAAGACCGATAGCAGACGCACACACGGCATCTATGAAAAGAGGGTCGATGTATATAAATAATAAAAATCATATAATATAAAAAGAACGATCGCGATCAATAAGATTCCTATAAATATAAAAAATAAAAAAGTCGTCTATAAAGCCTCTAGAAGGCTCTAGAACAAATTAACGATAGAATATACCAATACATCTATTAACCCGTCTTAAAATCGATTCTGAATGGACTGAGAGCTTAATGTGGGTCAACGTACTATTAGTCGAATCGTAAATAATCGATTAGTTGTCTCAAAAAGGTTGCCAAACCTATATAATCAGAAGAAGTGGTGTTTTTTCCTCTCTCGCGTGATCTAGCGATCGCTTTTGTACGCTCTATAAGAGCGATCGCCATTTTTTTACACCGAACGCAATTAGAGTATATAAAACTAGATCGTTAAAAATAAAGGTGTTCCAATGTCCGCATTACGAAATCGATATAATAAAACCACCCACGACGCTATCGTATCTATTTACAAATCGGGTGGTAACGATAGCGATGCTGTAAAAGGTCTTGGTATCAGTTTAGCGACATTGTATAATTGGCAAAGATCGCATCCTGAATTAAAAAACGATATAGATAGCGCCAAAAGCGATCGTGTAAAGCTTAGGGCAGAACAAGCGCTTGATCAGTTAAAAGAGTGTGAAGATCTTGCTAAATTATACGTTTTGCGATTATTACGTGGCGAAGTTTATAAAACGAAAACGCGCACTGATGGCAATGGTGCGATCATTTTTGAAGAAAAAGAGCAAGTACTACCATCAGAGCGGGTATTAGATCGCTTTCTACCTCGTTTACAGAATGATGACGATATTACGTTCACTCTAAACATTGGATCTACCGAGGAAAGAGATCAAGAAATCGATGATTGATCGTATTTTTAAGGTTGTTTTTTTTCATTTTGGACAATCGATTAGGTCAATTTGACCGGACCCCCCACCGTATATCAATGGTTTCAGCGATTTCTGCGTTCAAAATGAAAGAGCATTTGTCATTTTCGTTGTTTTTTTGAAAAATCGATTGGTCAAAAACGATCGCTAAACTATGGCTCAACTAGACATCAAGCTACACAAAGCCCAGCGTGACATCTTTTTTTGTCCCTCGCGTTTTCGTGTTGTTTGTAGTGGACGAAGATTCGGCAAATCGTATGTTGCCATTGCTGAAGCGATCGCTGCTTCACTAGCCTACGATAAAAGCATCAGTCCTATCTCACAGCCCGTTGTAGCCTTAGTAACGCCCACTCTTAAGCAAGGTAGACAAATTTTCTTTAAGCCGTTGTGCAGCCTTCTAGATGGAAAACCGGGAGTTAAAATAGATCGTTCTGATTATCGTATTTCTATTGATGGCAAACCTGATATTTTAATTCGAGGTTTCAATGACGGAGGCGATGCACTTCGAGGTCTAAAAATATACAAATTGCTTTGTGATGAAGTTCAAGATTTTCAAAGTATAGAAGCGATCGATGCTACACTTATGCCAGCAATGGCGGATACACCTGGATCAAGTGCCACTCTTACTGGTACTCCTAAAGGTAAAAATCGTAACACGCTATATCAGTTATACTTACGAACAAAAACTTTAGACGACTGGACTTTTTTTTCAAAGCACACATCGGACAATCCTTTTATTAATCGCTCTGAAATCGAACGTGCTAGACTTACATTACCTGAAAGATTATTCAAACAAGAATTTCTCGCCAACTTTGAAGATTTTGCTGGAAAGATTTGTACTGAGGCTAACAAAGACAAGCATTTTTGCGATCTATCGTTAGAGGATTCCAATCTTTTCTATATTGGAGTGGACCCTGGCACTACTAACGCTGCTATGGTTCTTTTTGGTATTGGAGACGATCGCATTTTCAGAATATATAAAACCTTCTATAACCCTAATAACGGACCCTATACGTCAGACGATCTATTAAATATTGCTAAATCGCTACAGCACCATTGTCTTAGAGATGTAAAACGTATTTTTATCCCTGATGATCGTGCTGATCTTGTAAAAACGTTTAGGCAAGGCGGATTGAAGCAAACTATATTAGTGCGGCGTAATAAACCTAGTCCTAAAGAGAGAGCTGAGATATTAAACGCTTCCTTTAAGTGCGATCGCATTTTAATCAACCGATCAGAACAAGCTTTTTGGGACGAAATTGAATCTTACCATAGGCATACAGACCTTTTGGGTAATATAACTGAGAATATAGCACCTGAACAGCAGGACCACAGAATTGACGCCTTTTTATACGGTTGTGGTAAGTTAGCTATGGATCATCCAGAACTGTTACCGCATTCGTATTTAATCAAAAACGACGACGAAGATCCGGTTTAGGACTTTATATGATTTATCCTGAAGTTTTGACAATAAAGCAATTACAGAGTAAAGATCCTGACTATAACGATCGCAAATCGTTTTTAGAAGAGATTGAGACTCTATTCAAAGGCGGACGTTATATAGAAGCTCAAAAAGATAGATTTCTCCTAAAAAGATTAGATGAGGATCTTGAACTATACCAATTGCGACTTAAGCGCTTTGTCTATACTAATATTTTATCGCACGTCATTTCAAAAGTTTTAGGACGTTTTTCAACTGGTGATATACTGGTTAGTAGTTTATCCAATTCGTTTATAGAATCTTGGCAATCCTTTCGTGAGAATATCGACGTTAAAGGTAACGACGAGAAAACGTTTTTGTCTAATGTACTAAAAGACCTGCTGTTAAATCAGACAGCGATCGTACAGATTGACAAACCCAAAGTTGAGGTGACTCCTTTGAATAGGGCTCAGGAGGTATCTCTAGGGCTCAACAAGGCGTTCTTGGTTACTTATAAGCCTACTGAACTATTAAACAGTGGAGAGGGCTGGTACAAGTTTCTAGTACTGAATCAGGTATCAACACCTTTTGGTGAAACTTACACAGAAGCAATATGGCGATTTATCGACGCTGAAAAGATCGTTGAGTACAAAGCCTTTGTCATTCTAAAAGATGGTCAAATAAAGCATCTATACGATCCTAGAACCAGTAAGATTATACCTTTTACTGATGATGTAGAAATTCCTTTGTATTCAGAGATCGCACACGGGTTCAGTTCGATTCCTGTAGTCAAACTGCATATCTCTGACGAACAATATGCTGCTGGCAATGCTTATCTTAAATTAAAGCAATTTCTAAACGTTGAAAATTCCCTCACTGATACGGCTTTGTCATCTGGTTATGTACAACGAGTACTAACACCTATTGAAAGAAAAGATGATGATTATTCTGTAGTAGTGGATGAAGTAAAGTCTGATAACCAACACGTAATCACAGCCAACTCTTTCAAGTTTGAAGAAATTGAAGGTACATCGATCGCTACCAATATGAAACTGTTAGAAGCGATCGAGACTCAGATCAACAATCTTGTTTGTATAGCAGCGGGTGATACTTCTAGATCGGCATTGGTAAGAGCGGCGGCATCTAAAAAAATGGACGCTTCTGACTTTGAGTTATTCCTTATTTCCTACGGAAGTTTGATCACAAAATTCTACCAAAACATTTTAACAAAAGTAGCTGAAGCGTTAGGCGATCGCCAAGCCGTGTCTCAGGTTTCTGTAAGTGGATTAAACCAATTTGATACGGACGATTTAGAAACTGACGTAGCGATCGCTAACTCTATCATCCCTATTGCTGATAATCTGTCACCAACGGCTTTACGGTTTTTTTACGAACGTATTTCTCTTTCGTTGAATAAAACAGCGACCGCTGATATGAGATCTACTATTCAACAAGAGATTCTGATGTCGAGTCCTGTGGTATGACGTTAAACTACCAGTGAGGGTTTGTTTCTTTTCCCTAACAAAAAAGAAAAAGTCCTATAAACATTATAGAGAGTGTAAACCGATGGAACGTGAAGAAATTATTCAGTTGATTAACGAGGTTGTTGAGTCTACAAAGACTTCTTTGGTAGAACAAATGAATGCCTCTATCAACGGTGTAGTGGTCAAGATGAACAAAGAAAACGATCGTCGTTTTTCTGAACTTCAACAACCGTCTACAAAAGAGACTACGACTAATCCCGAGTCTATGCAACTTTCTGTACTTCAACAAGAGTTAGAAGCGCTAAAGAACGAACGTGAAGCTGAAAAACAAAGTGCGATCTCGCTTAAGCGAGAAAACGCACTTATGGCTACATTGGGCAAGCGTGAAATCAAAGCACCTGACATTCTTCGTAAACATCTTCTGGGTTTATACGGAGACAAAATTGTTGAGGAAGACAGCAAGTGGTATGTGAAGAACGGTGATGTAGCTCAACCGTTGACAAAAGTTATCGACGAATTTTTGTCTTCAGATGATGGAGCAGTATTTGTACCTCCTGCATCAACGGTCCAAGGTAATGGGTCTACGAGTGGGAATGTACAACCTAAAGTTGAAAAACCCAAATCACTGGACCAGCTATTAGTGGAATCTTTGCGAACTAAGTAATCTTAACCTAATCAAGGACAAAAACAATGACAGCTTTCAATTACTCGGCGGGTGTTCTTAACCTCGCTATTCAACCTCGGATCGCTGACGTGCAAGGCAATGACTTGTATCCGATGCTTTCACGTCTTCAGAAACGTTCGATCGCACAAACCGCTGTAAAGTGGAACGCCGATGTGGGTGGTGCGGCAGTGTCGGGTGAAACCGTTACTAGCGCTGCTACTACCGATTCTACCGAAGGTGCTGTCGTTCCTGCGACTCTTGCTATTGGTACTAGCCGTTTTCGTCATACGTTCACGGTTCAAACTACCAAAATGGCTGAAGCCGCAGCTAACGGTGAAGGCGCTCTTGCCAATCTTCTAGCTTATGCTGGTCGTACTGGTATGAGAGCCCTTCTTCGTCAAGTAGCGACCTCTATTTATACTGGTAACGGCCTTGCTGCCAGTGCTGGTATGGTTGGTTTGAATCAATTGCATACTGCTGTAACCTCTGGTCTGTCTACTGATAGTTATGCCAGCATCAACCCTGCTACCTATTCCAAGTGGTCTAACTACGTTAACACTCACGGTAGTAACCGAGCTTTGACTCAAGCTCTTCTGTTCAAGATGAGTGAAGAAATCATCGGTGGCGCTACCCTCGGTGTTAACAGCAACTATACCGCCATTTACACTACTCCTGCGATCGCTACTAAGTACAAAGAGCTTTTCCAAGCTTCTAGCGAACTTACTGCAGTTGGTGGTGGTGTAGCTGATGTTGGTTACACTGGTCTTTCCTTTGAAGGTCGTCCTATCTTTATGGACCCCTATTGCCCCGCTAACACTTTGTATTTCGTCGATGAGTCAGAGATCGCTCTATACTCTTACGTCGAATCGTTGAATGCGTTTGGCGATGAAGAGCCTGCTGAAGGTGTAAACTTCAAGATGGTTGAGCTTGCTCGTACTAATCCTGATGCCGTTCAGTTTGCGATCGTTGTCAAACCTCAATTGGTGGTTGAGCGTCGGGCTGCGGTAGCCGTATTGAATGCGATCACTCAATAGAGTTCGGTTGTTCTAGGGGGAGTTTCTTAGAGACTTCCCCTATACCTAATTTTGAGATTATACTATGGCCGTTAATCGTAACAGCGTAAGGTTTTATTTAGGTGTTCCTACCAACGTAGAGTTAGACGAAACCTACCTCAAAACTTTGACTAACCAACTGAATTTAGTAGATGCCAACGAAGCTCAAGCTTCTAGAGTGAATGGTATTATTGCCCGTTTGAATAACATAGAAAATCGTATGTACTCAAACTTTGAGGAACAAGACGATTTAATGGTTACCGATATGAGGGGCATCAAATTGGATCACGCTAAAAAGCTTCGCCATCTCAATCTTTTAGCTTTCAGTTTGGTTAAAGATTTGGAAACGGCTGTTGGTATACAAGCCGTACACAATAAGTATCAAAATATGATCGCGCAAACATCTTTCAGATCGGCGTAAGATTATGACAATTGTTATCTCTGCTACAGGACCGTTATTTGAAGGTAGTCCTAGTAAAAAGATGCGATCGCTAGTGAATAAAGTGCTACACGAAGCTGGCAGAGAGCAATTGTCAATCTACAAAGGTATGACGCCTGTCGATACTGGTAGATTACAACAAGGATGGTCCCAGAGGGTGTCACGAGGCTCTGTAGAGCTTTATAACGACGTTCCTTATGCAAGATACGTTTTCGCTAGAATGGACCTTATAGGCCGTACAGAGAACGAATTAAGCGATCGTATTGCTGATAGACTCAATCGTGAAATCAACAAAGGATTTGGATAATGACTTTAATTGAACGTCTATCTAAATACGAAGACACTATTGCTGGCAAAATCGAAGCACGATTAGGTGTACATCAGCGATTGGCGTCTATTTTATTTCGCATTGAGACTATAACAAGCGTTGATGGAGCGATCGTGTCCTCTTATAACGATCTACACGTTAGCCATCCTTATATAAGTAGGGTATCGGATCGTCAAGTAGGACTTACATTTTCTCAAGTGGGAGCAGGCGTAACAGTTACCAAAAATGACTATCGTGTTATCTTAGGTAGAGTACCTGAGATCAATAAATTTCTAGAAGGCACGATCGCATACTTTGGTAATAATAAAACATCAAAACGTATTGATGTATATGTGAATCCTACTATCACTTGCGATCAAGTTGCATCTTATGACAAAAAAGCTTATGTGTTGGCAGTCATAGATGATGACATAACTCGTTGGGAACTTATCATCAGATCGGATTACGATTAATGGCAAGTAATATTTCTACAGTTACAGCAGCACTAAAAAATTTCATTACTACCAATATCTATGTGGGATCTGAAGATTTAGATCCTCCTAAACATTGGCAAGCTGAAAGTAACCGTTATGCTTGCACGTTAACGGTGTTACCAGCATACGAACTGGTATACACGAAACTTTCGACCAATATTGTAACAGGTATTGGTAAATTTAGATTTCAGTTAAAATATCGACTACCAAACCAATTAACTTACAATCAGTTAAACATTAGTGCATTTGAACGATTATCTCAATTTCTTCATTTATCACCGATGTTGAACTTTGGTGGTGGTAATGATGGTATAAAGTCTATTCAACCTACACAGATTGATTATCCAATTGTTATTGAACGAGAAGAACGTCAACAAAACGATTGGTTAATCTATGTCAATGTGGAATATTTGACAGAGTTTCAAGTGACAGAATACGATTTACCTGATGAATTTGCATTGATAGATCCTGACCTTGATACCAGTGTTGAAATAAGAAATATTGGTATAAATACATACAGGTCTGATATTGGTGATTTTGATGACAATGTTTTGGATAGTAACAATAGCATTTCTTTAGTACGGTATGAATTAAATGCTGGGTCTGAGGGAGGTGGTGGATGACGCGATCGCCTCCTGATAGTGTTGTTTGATTTGTTGTGTTTGTTTTTTTAATTACTGTTGAGTTACTAAAATGTCAAACTTAGCCTTTGCCAACCTGACAAGACCCGGCGTTTTCATTACTGAGACGACTGGTGGTTATCGAGTTCCTGAAATTGCTTCTTTTTCGACTGTATATATGATTGGGTCGTCTGAACAAGGCGATTATAATTTTCCTACGTTAGTCAACAATGTGGAAGATTTTACAAATCAATTTGGTGCATCAGCGTCCACAAATTCGGCCAAATTGTATTTCCGTAACGATCGCCAAGGTAAGCTGTATTTTATTAGAACAGCGATCGCTCCTGTTTTTGAAGTTACCGTAGGTTCGCCTATCACTCAAGTAGTAACTATTACTATTAACGGTCAAGCTGTTGATACTAATATTTTACTAGGTGATACTCCTACTCAAGCTGTCGCTAAATTCATTGCCTCTATTAGTTCTTCTAATGTTGGTGATGAAGTCGTTGCAACATCTACTAGCTCTAATAAGTTTATCATTCGGTCTTCTGACCCTGAACAAGCTCTAACTGTAGCATCTGCTAACGCATTGTTGACGATCGCTAACGTTACCCCTGCTTCTCTACCCAACTCTTACGATTACGTTTACGCGATCGAAAACACCTTCGATTCCATTGGTGGACGTAATCTTGAGCAAGGTTTCATCATTGCGCCCGAAGCGTTCCAAAATCTCTCTACAGCCGTTGCTCGTCAAGCTGTAGGTGTAGCTATGGAAAACCTCGCCGCCGATAAGGATTATGATTGGGTAGCACTTGTTGATTGCGCTTCTAATCAGACCACTGTAGCCGCTGTACAAGCCGAAGGTCAGCTATATGCTACCGCTCAAGGTCATCTAGCGTTCTACGCGCCTTATCTGACAGACCTCGAAGGTAACACTGTTCCCAGTTCAGCCGCGATCGCTGGTATTGCTACTAAGCGTTATCGTCAACAAGGGTTCCAAGAACCTCCCGCTGGTGCTAACTATCCCATTGCTGGTGTAACAAATGTTACTAAGCGATTCACCAACACTGAACAATCGGTATTGAATCCTCTGGGTATTAACTTAGTGCGATTCCTATTGAATCTTGGTGTAGTATCGTGGGCGGCTCGTACCCGTTCTAGTAACAGCTACTATACCTTCGTTCATACCCGTGTGATTATGAACGTGTTGAATGGCACCTTACGAGGCGCGTTTGATTACGATATCTTTAGTGCGATCGATGGGTTTTCTATCCTATTCCAACGTATTGAAGGTACTGCCAACTCTGTGTGCCGTAGATTGTGGTTAGGTAAGGCACTGTTTGGTGCTACTGAAGCCGATGCCTATGCCGTTAAGTGTTCTTTAGAGAATAACGAACTTGACGATCTAGAGAATGGTAACGTGCTACTTGAAGTGTACGCAGCACCTTCTCCCATCCTAGAAAAACTGTTGATCAACACAATTCGCGTTAACTTGGGAGCTGTCCAAGATGCGGCTGCGGCTGGTCAAGTTTCTAATTAATCTGAGAAAACTAACAAGGAATCAAAACAATGGTAAAGCTATCTAGCAAAAACCCTGTCACCAACGCCGACTGCTTGTTCACTGTAACAGGCGTCCCTGGAGCCTGGGAGACATTTTCGGGCCTAAGAGAAACCATTTCTCGGGCTCAATATAGTGACGGTCAATCTAATCGCAAGCGGTTTACTGCCTCGGGTAGTAGCAGTCTTGAAGAAGTGACTATCACTCGTACTATCACCCCTGAAGATGCTGAGGACATTGCAGCCTACGATTGGGCTCAACGTATGAAAGCTGGTGATGAATTTCAGTGTGAAGTACGCTTTGTAAAAAGAACCAACGATGTGGAGTTCAGAGGTAATCGCGTTCTGTATCTATACGGCTGTCGAATTTCTGAGATCGCCATTATGCAAGGTATGGACACTGGAGCTGGTGACACAGCTTCTAGACTAGAGGTGAAATTCTCTCTAGACGATTACAAATGGCAATAGCCTAAAAGAACGATCGCTCTTGTAGTGATATGAGAGCGATCGTTCGCCCATACGTTTCTTTAATTTTTTCTAAATAGGTCTAATAATGGCGTCTTCTAATCATATTAAAGTACAAGAGTTATCTGATGGTTCGGTCGTTGTCAAAACAAAAGATGGCACCGAATACGGGATGAAAGAACCTAGAGTTAAAGCGTTTATGGAATTGGAAAGTTGGACCAATTCTGACGATCCTCTTGTTAAAACCCAGTTAGGTGTGGCGATGAAAGTGATTTCATTGTGCATTCACCAAAAAAATGGAGAACCTTATAAAGTTACAGATTTTGATCAATTCTGTGATGATATTTCAGTGGAAGATGTGGAGGTGTTAGGCGCGGGCCTAGCTAGCTTTCAATCTGTCTTTGAATATCTCAACGACAAAGCAACTAATATTTGATTGTCAAGGTCGCACTTACGCGATCGCTGACTTTGTAGCGTTGTTAGTTATAGTCTCTGGTGGTTGTATATCTGAATCGTATTTTAGATTATTAGATATGCCAGTATCAGAGGCTATTTACCATACTGAAGTGTTCAACCGATCCAAAGTATTAGAACGGTTATCATACGAAGAAGCTGAACGACAGAAGATGGTTAACTCTATGGCGGGTAATTTTGAATGGGAACCCAACAACTAATTTGAGTGGGCAAAAATGTTAAATAACGTTGTTAAGACAGTACTGATCGCAAAAGATGAAGCCTCTAGAGTTATCGAAGGGTTACAAAGAAACGTTGCTACCAGTACCAAAGGATTTAACCTATTAGGTGCTGCAAGTGGTGTAGCCTTAGGCGGCATTATAGCGGGTAGTGCTGCTGCGATCGCTGGCGGTATTGGTATGACTAAGGCTTTTTCTGAAGCCAACAGCGTTAGTATGTCCGCTCTAAAAGCCGCAAACAATCTTACGGCTGAATTTAGTAATATTTCCCTTACCGTAGCTGAGGATTATATTGCCTCTCTAAATAAGAAGCTAGTAGACGCCGCTGCGGTCCTTCCAGGTGCCACTAAAGAGTATTTGGCACTATCTAACGTAATTGCTAACGACGTTGCTAGAGCGTTTCAGAACGCTGATGGAACGCTTAACGTAAAAGATTGGGAGAAAGCTACTACTGATATTGTATCGTTACTTAAATTTGTAGGTGGCGAAGCTGATCAAGCTAAAGTATTACTAGGCTCAGAAAAACTGTTAGCAGGCAACGCCACTCTAAACGAAATCAGACAATACGATTTCTTTGGTGGTAATGTCGCCTTTATGAAAGGGCTAGAAAAAGCTCAAAATGACTTAGGCAAAGAGTGGAAACAATTTACTCAAGAGGAACGAGTAAAAACTCTAACAGGACTTAAAAACGTCTTATTATCAGACGAGATGATCGATAAATTATCTCAAAGTGTGTCTGGTATTGTAGAAGTTTTTAATACTAGATTCTTTGACCCTACTACCGGCTTGTTCGGTATAATGAGAGAATTGGATTCTAGTGGTGGTAGCGTCTATAAATCGTTAGTTGAAACCGTTAAATTATTCATCGGTCAAAACGGTATTATCACAACGATGTTAAACAACCTTGGATTAGATCCAATGGTTAGCTTAAAAAATGGTATCGATAAATTTAACAACTTTGTATCACGTTTTACCAACTATCTACAAATCTTCAATAACACTGAAGACAAGCTAGATTTTAGTAGATTGAATTTGGATCTTAGCGACAAATTATCCACTTTTCTAAATTTAGATAATTTGTCTATACCTGATATAGGGAAGATGATCGCTGATCTAATCAATAACGCTGTAGCAATGATGCGATCGCTAGATTGGGGTGCTATTGGTACAACTACAGGCACCTTATTTGGTCAGATCCTTCAAGAGGGTTTAGATCAACTATCGACGTTGATTAAATCAATAGATTACGGATCGGTACTCCTATTACTTGGTGAAATAGGGATTGGTGTAGTCAAAGGATTAGCCAACTTTTTGATTAATCTAGATCCTAATACTTATATAACAGGTGCTAGAGTTCTAATCGGTTCAGCGATCGCACTAATGTTAGTGCCGTTAGCTACAGGAGCTATTGGTGGTTTAACTAGCGCCATATTAGGTGGATTAGCCGTACTTGCCGCTTCTATTGGTATAACATTGACAGCTCCTATCATATTAGCGATCGCGGCTGTAGGAGCATTATTAGTAGGTGTGTTCTTATTAATTAAGAACAATTGGGAAACTATCAAAGCCAACATTTTATCAGGGTTAGAGTCTCTTAAAGAGGTAGCATCGCTAGGATGGGATCTTATCAAACAAGGTTTCCAAGGTTATATTAATACCTTTATCAGCACGATCAATTTCCTTACCTCTTTACTTGATAAAATACCTGGGATAGACATACCCAAAATTCCAAAACTGGGTAACGCTGCCGAAGGTTTTATACCAGACGCCTTTAGTAGAGAACTCAAAGCGATGCCTGCTGGTGCTAACCCTATTATTGCTAATACTAGCGAATTGATTTTAACTAGGAATCAACAGCAAGCTCTTCTAAACAACAGAGGTTCTAATATTTCATTAGGTGGTATTACTATAAATACCCAACCCAACCAAAACCCTTCTGAGATCGCTGAAATGGTGATTCAACAAATCGAACGTAGATTATCTCAACAATATGCTGTGTAGGTAAAAAATGATATTGGAACCCATAGCTAACCCTGATGTTTTAGAAAGTTTACCTACTGTAACTAAGACTTATAGTAGGTCGTTGTTAACTGATGTAAATGGGGAGGTATTGTATCAGTTTCTATTCAACCCTGAGACATTAAAGTTCAATAAAAGTGTCAATTACTCTGAAGTGAGTGTAGGTGGTACAGCTATTCAACCAATGTATTACCGAAACACAAGTGGTACTACATTGACATTGGATAATTTACTATTTGACACTTATAGCGATAATAGATCCTCTAGAGAACTTATCGAAGGGTTAGGACGACTTACATTACCAAGTACTGAAACATTAACACCTCCTTTAGTAATATTCGTATACGGCAGTTTTATATTTGGACCCGCCATATTAAAAGACTTACGATGGGAAACGATCGCTGTATTAAATGGTGAACCTGCTGTTGGTACTATATCGATAAATCTAACGCAAGTACCGTCATCGACATTACCTAACGCTTTTAGTACTAGACGAGTAAAATTAAATTACACTGCGATCGTTACTACCGATAGTAGTAATAGTAGTGGTAGTAGTACTAATACCGTACCGGCTCCTACGTTAACTGATCGCCAGAAAGAAGAAGTGCGTAAGAAAGTGTTAGATTATATTGGATCTAACCTTAACAAATTTCCTGTCGATATTAGAACTGAGTACACCGCCAAAAGATTAATCATATTAATACCTTCGGCTAACGAAATAAATATGGCTAGTGGCGGAAGAACATTAGGACAATTTGGATCTTACAATATCGAATCTCAACAATTAGAACCTTTAGCGACGTTTAGGTAATATGGCTACTCTATTAAATGTACAAGCGGGTCAAACGTTAAGCACGATCGCTAGTCAACTGTATGGTAATCCATCAGTGTTTAGAGAGTTAGCGGATGAATTTAACATTGACGAATTTGATCCGACTGAAACTATTACTGGTCGTATACTGGAAATATCAGACCAGTTAGAATCGCGTATAAAAGCTAAAGCTGAAGAATTAGAGGGTGTTTTCAGTCTATTTGACGATAAAAGATTTGAAGAAATCGATTTAAGTCAGTTAAAAACTGTAGATGGGTTATCCTCACAGCAATTAGTATCGTGGTTATTGTAGTTGCTACATCTATATAAGTAGAAGAAACGGTATTTTCTTACAGAATGGCCTACGCAAAAATTCTCATTGGTGCTGGATCTACAGAAATCGCTGATAGCGACGATCGCGATCTACGTACTTACGAATTTAATTGGGGTGATGGTCGTTTAATCGATGTCAATGTCACATTGAACGAAGGAAATAATCTATCAACGTGCAGTTTCTCTATTTATGACAAAGATCGTACTATAGCCAATGATTTTTTCACCTATGTAAAGAGCGTAGACGGTCTAGAACCTAACCAACTACAACAAAGGACTAATAATACTCCTGTTAGTTCTAGCATTGCTGGTGAACCTCCTAGCGGTGGTGTATATGGTGGTGTAACTCTAAGCCAGACTCAAGTTGATAACGCATTTAAGGTGGCATCTTCTGTAAAAGCTCTTGGCGGATCTATTAGAGATATTGAAACCGCATTAATCACTGTAATGCAAGAATCGAGTCTCGTATTTCAAAAAGACGGCGATCGCGATTCTGTAGGTTGGTATCAACAAAGAGAACCTTGGGGTGATTACGCCACTCGTACTGATATTGGCGGATCTACTGGATTATTCCTAAAAGGTGGTAAAGCTCCTGGCACTCCTGGTTTATTCTCTTGGACTCCTAGAAACCAAAATCCTTCTGGATATGATCGCGCTGTAGCCGCTCAAGGTGTACAACGATCCGCGTTTCCTGATAAATACGCTTACTGGTTGCCTATGGCAGAAGCGTTAGTTCAAGCAATGAATGTGGACGTTGTATCAAATGTTACTGACGATACTCAAGATAGTTTAGCGATCAATACCACCCCTAGTTCAGTAGAAAGAGAGGCCACTTTAGCTGGTCAACAGATTACGATCTTTTTGGGATTCGATAATAAACCTTCAGTCGGTTATAGTTTCATTCATACGGGTATACAATATGACCTTTATGACAATAGCATACTTAAATTTAACGGTACGGCTGCTGCTTTTGTATTACACCAGTCTAAGAAAAATTCGGCATATATTAACATCACGTTAAAAGAGTTAGCTGAGAAGATATCGGCCAACTACGGTTTAACAGTGGATATGACTGTAGAGGGACCAAAGTATGTTTATATACAGCAAAAAGCTGAAACCGATTGGGATTTATTAACCAGAGAGTGCGATCGTATTGGTCTTATAATTAAGAACGTCGGTGACAATCGCATTCAGATAAAAGCGAGATCTGAGATGTTAGTGGATCTTCCTGTGTGGAGATTAAAGTTAGGTGAAAATCTAACCAATTTTTCAGTATCGCACAAAGCTAATTCTACACAAGGGGCTCGTAGTGCTGAACCTGGTGAGTTAACTTCTACAGGTATTAAAAAGTATAATATTGACCCTGATACAGGTTTATTAGTACAAGAAGATGATATTAAAAGTGAAACGTTAGGTTCTCAAAGTACAGCGGCTACATTAGGTGTAAATTTAGCTAGTATCAAACCTTTAACTGATGGTGTATCAGATTTAATAGATCGCGATCGCAAACTTAACGAACAACGAGTAAAAGGTATTGTAGCTAATTTTGAAACTCCTACCACCAACGAACTACTTAAACTGACACCAGATGATATTTTACTAACAGAAGGTGTTACTGAGTTTTTAGATCGCGTGTGGGTTATCGAAGAAGTTTCTCATAGTTTATCAGCATCTTCTGGTTGGAAAACTACGGGTACTGTCTATAGTCCTTTGCGTAATAAATATCCCACCCAAAACGGTTCTGTAGACACTTCTCAAAGCGATCAAAAGAATCCTAATGGGTTTATATTTCCAACCAAAACTAGACTGATAACATCACCTTTTGGTCCTAGATCTTCAGGTCTACATAGAGGTGTTGATATTGGTACTCCTACAGGTGAAGCGTGTTTTGCATCAGCAGATGGTGTAGTTAGTCAAATAGTTACAAATTGCAAAGTAGGCGATCGTTCTTGTGGTGGACGTTACGGTAACGTTGTCTATATTACACATCCTGGCGGTTTTGAGACCCGTTACGCTCATTTAAGTAGAGTAGAAGTAAGTCAAGGTCAAACCGTGTCTCAAGGTCAATTGATAGGGCTTACAGGCAACACTGGTGACTCATCGGGACCACATTTACACTTTGAAATTAGGCAAAATGGAACAGCGAAAGATCCATTACAGTTTATCAAATGAATTTTCTTTCTAAGTTAACAGAATTACAAGACACGGCTAAATTCGCTAATAGTTTGATAGGGCGTAATATAGCTCCTTATTTAGCGATCGTTTCTAACAACAATGATCCTGAAAATCGTAGACGTATCAAAGTCGTTAATCCTGCTAATCCACAATTAGAAACTCATTGGATAAGACGATTAGATACGACACAAGGAAAAGATGAACCCTTACCAAAGATAGGACAAACTGTTTTAGTTTTATGTATTGATGGTGTAGATACTAACGCCTTCTATCTATATTGCGTAAATGACACAAATCCTCCCCTAAATAAAAATAATGTGGCTGAGGATTTTATGTACAACCTTGATGGTAGTTACACTATTACAGCAGATCGCACTATAACGCTACAAACAGCATCAGGAGGCGTTATAACCGTTAATACTAATGGTAATGTATCAGTACAAAGTCCATCAACTGTGACGCTTACAGCCCCTACTATTAACCTTACAGGCGATGTTGCTATAACAGCATCTTCTGTTGCGATCAATGGACAACAGATCGCAACTGTAGGAGCCCCTGATAATAGAGGTGATGTCCTAACTGGTAAAGGATGGTAATCAATGATAACTGGTGTGAAATACCCTTTTGAAATAGAAAACGGCAATCTAAAAGTAGTCAAGGATGATGATTGGGCTCAGAGTGCGATCAGACATTATTTAGATACTTACCCGTTAGAAAATCCTATGAGAAGTTCTTACGGTTTTAATCCTGGCTTATTCGATACGAGAACGTCCACTACTTTTATAAACTTAAAAGACCGTCTACAAGCGGCAATACCAGACGTGGATATTGAAGTTGTTAGCGATTTAGAATCTCTAAATATTTTCTATTCTTATAGAGGTTCTGAAGATACAAAGTTATACGTTTACAGGTGGACCTAATGGCCGAAGTTGATACAAGTAAGATTGAAGCTTATATCCCGTTAATCGACGATCGCTCAGAAGAAACGATCGCTTCCCAAGCTCAGGATCTTATTCGGTTTCTATCCAATAACCAATTAAACGATTTCAGTGATGGTAACCCATTAGGAGTCCTTGTAAGAGCCCTGTCGTTCGCTCAGGCAGAGTTTTTATATAGAACGAATAAATTACCTCTGTCACTTGTACTAACGTTTCTAGGGGCTGCTGGCGTTACTAGAACACTTGCTACTAAAGCTGTAGCCAATGTTACATTCACATTGAGTTCACCACGTAACACCCCTTATCAAATACCTGCCGGTTTTGAGGTAGTATCTACTTCTAACAATCTACGATTTTTCACTAAAAATATTCTAACGATACCTGCGGGTTTTATCAATGGCACCGTAGACGTTGAAGCCGAAAAGACAGGATCAGAATACAACCTACCTGCTTTCTCTATCTCTCGTATTACCCAACCTTTAGCTTTTCTATCCAGTGTCATTAATAATTCTCCTGCTTCAGGTGGCGGTGATGCTGAACCCATCGAAGATGCGATCAATAGAGGCTTTAGAGAAGTTCGTATAAGAAATCTAGTATCTGAATTAGATTTTGAACAAGCCGCTGTTACAGTTATGGGTGTTGGTAGCGCTGCTAAATGTATCGGTCTATTAGGCCCTGATAAAATTACGAAAACGCCTGGTGCTATCCATCTATTTTGTTTGTCTACAGAAGGTATACCAGCAGGTATCGGATTATTAAATAGCGTTCAGTCAGCTCTACAACCTAATATTTTATTAGGGACCACGTTGTATGTATCGGCAATGGAAGTATCACCTGTCGATATTTATATTACAGCTAGAATAGATGGTGCTATACCTGCCGCCACGATAGCTGATAATTTGGAAAACGCGATCAAATCTTATCTATCACCACAATCGTTTAGACCTGGTGAAACGCTTCATATCGAAGAAGTACGCCACCAATTACGTTTTGTAGAAGGTATTCAGTTTATCGATTATATATTGTTAAACGATTTGCCTAACAATATTGAACCTGACAATGCGTACTCGATTGTCCAATATCGTAGTCTGAATATTAAACTATCAGACGGACAAGGTAACGTATTTGAATTAGGACGTGGTGATCTTGATAATCTTTGAGGTTGGTTATGACGACTGAAGTTTATAAAAGATGGTACATCGACAACAAGCCAGCTTCAGGTTTATTACCAGGAATAAATGGTGGTTACACTGATAACGAGATATCTCAATGGTTGATGGCACCGTTCGATCGCACTCTTGTTGAAATTAGAGATAAGATTGACGATTATCCAAGACAATTAAACCCTCTTACGTGCGATCCAATGATGCTGGATTTTCTAGCACCTATGTTTGGATTCACCGATCAATATTGGAACACTATCTGGGAAGTTAACACAAAACGATCGTTACTAAGTAACGCCTTTAGTTTAATATGGCCTAAAAAAGGTACCAGTTTGGTATTAAGTTTTGTACTAAACGCTTTCGATATTCGCCATATTATCCAAGAAGGTCAAAGCTTTATTGTTGGTAAGAACGTAGTCGGAGATCCTTTAGGAACTATTTCTTGGGATTACAATATCATACTACCCTACGAATATTACGCCACGCCTAAAGAAATTCTAGCCAAAAAATTAGATTATCTTTTTGGTCCCTGTTGGTGTACTAAAGAGATCGTTTATTCGTCCGACTTTTTTGTTACTTACGAAACCCTTGGATTCCTAGATCAAGATAATTTCGTATTGTTGTCTTCTGATTACACCGACGCTCTTAGTATATAGGTTTTACTACGATGACTGAACAAATTTTAAGTAGAGATAGCGTAATCCTACGTCAGGTTTCAGACCTCGATATAGCGTCGAGCGTCGTTCTTACAGATACGTTAATTGTAGCTCAAAATAACGTACTTAAAAGGACTACGGCAGAAGATCTATTTGAAGTGGTCAACGAAGCCGCATTAAACGCCGTAGACGCCCTAGAAACTCAGATTTATACCGATCTAAACGGTTATGTTAATAACACTACCAATCAAAATATTGGTGGTACTAAGACGTTTACAGGTAGTGGTGTATTTGATAATAACGTTGTAGCAAAGCAAGGTTTACAACTTAATAATAGTGCTACTCAATTTGGTGGCGGTGCGGGTGTATTAGGATTGACCAATGCCACCACTGTACCTACCACTAACCCTACTAATGGTTTTGTTTTATATTCTAGTAGTGGTCTACCTATCGTCAGAAATTCTGTTGGCGATTTAGGTACTGTTGTCAATTTTAGTAGCGATCGTTTCTTTGTAAAAAACGGATCTTCTACCGTTGAGTTGTCGCCACTTTTATTAAACGAAACGACTGCTAATACTACAAACTATCAATTAGCGTTGACCGATTTAGGACGTGTCGTAACGTTTAATAGTTCTACTGCACGTAACCTTACTATCCCTGCAAACGCTATCGTAGCTTTTCCTACAGGGTCAGTTATCCACGTTTATAATATTGGTACTGGCACGATCACTCTTGTAGCTGCTTCAGGCGTAACTCTACAAAATTTAACAGGTACCATTCGCCAAAATCAAGCGATCGTGCTGCGTAAACGAGACACTAACGAATGGGTTATCCAAGGTCTTGCTATTGTCACTGCCGATATCGCTGACGGTTCTGTTACTACTGCAAAGATCGCTGATAGTGCCATAATCAACGCTAAAATAGCCGCCAATGCCATCAGTACTGATAAAGTTATTAATGGCGCGATCGATTTAGCAAAATTAGCTGACGCCGCAGTAGCAGAATCTAAAATTCTTAACGGTGCTGTCACTACCGGAAAGATCGCTGACGGTTCTGTTACTACTGCAAAAATCGCTGACGGTTCTGTTACTACTGCAAAAATCGCTGATGGTACTATTGTTACCGCTGATATTGCTGACGGTGCTATTACCACTACGAAAATCGTTGATGCAAATATTACTACTGCAAAGATCGCTAACAGTGCTGTAACCAATGCTAAATTAGCGGCTGATTCTGTAACTTCCGCCAATATTGTGGATGGTACTATCGTCACTGCTGATATCGCTAACAGTGCTGTAACCACTGATAAAATTATCGATGGTGCGGTTACCAGTGCAAAAATAGCAGACGGTACTATTGTCACTGCCGATATCGCTGACAGTGCCATTACTTCTGGTAAATTGGCGATCGATTCAGTGGCAACGGCAAAGATTGCTGATCTCAATGTTACTACAGCAAAAATAGCTAATCTTAATGTAACAACGGCAAAGATTGCTGATCTCAATGTTACTACTGGAAAACTCGCTAATAATGCCGTCACAATAGATAAAATAGCAGACCTTAACGTTACTACTGCTAAGATTGTTGACGATGCTGTTACGGCGGCTAAAGTGGCTGACGGCGCGATCGATGATGCCGCTAAACTAGCTACTGGAGTGGTAACCAATACCAAAATAGCTGATAGTGCAATTACAACTGCAAAGATAGCTGATGGTGCCGTCGCTTTAGATAAAATAGCTACTGGTGCCGTTACTACAACAAATATTGTAGACGGCAATATTACATCCGCTAAATTGGCTCCTAGTGCTGTAGCAACAGCTAATATAGCAAACGGTGCAGTCACAACGGCAAAGATAGCTGCTAACGCTGTTACGAGTGCTGAGATTGCAGACGCCACAATTGTTAGTGGAGACTTAGCCAACGATGCTGTTACCAATCTAAAAATTGCTGATAGTGCGGTAACAACCACCAAGATCGCTGATAACACGATTATTGCGGCCAAAATAGCTACTGCTTCTATCGTAGAGAGTAAAATCGCTAACGGTGCGGTCACAACCACAAAGATCGCTGACAGTGCGGTAACCAATGCAAAATTAGCTACTGGCGCAGTATCAACAACAAATATTGTGGATAGTAGTGTTACCGCCGCTAAACTAGCCACAGATGCCGTTACTAATACCAAAATTGCTGACGGTGCGGTAACAACCACAAAGATCGCTGATAACACGATTATCGCGATCAAAATGGCTGACTCTTCTATCGTAGAGAATAAAATTGCTAACGGTGCTGTAACGACAACAAAGATCGCTGACAATGCGGTTACTACGGCAAAGATATTAAATGCTAACGTGACTTCTGCTAAGTTAGCTAATGGTGCTGTAGGTACGGCTGCGATCGCTGATGGTGCTGTTACTACAGCTAAATTGGCTCTAGGAGCGATCGACGTTTCTAACGTTAATGGTGCTGCTCCCTTAGCTAGTCCTATCTTTACAGGCTCTCCTCAGGCCCCTACAGCCGCTTCTGGCACGACTAATAATGTTTTAGCTACTACAGCCTTTGTACAAAACGCGGCTTCTACAACGGCTGTGAACGTTGCTACAACTACCGCTACTAGCGTGGCAAGTAGTGTTGTCAGTAACTCTATTAACACTATTGTTGGTCGTCAGCGTATTGGAACTATCACCAGTAACGGTAGCCAAAGCACCTTGACGATTAACGCTAATGCTCCTTTAACTGGAGTAAAACGTTGGGGTTTTGATTGGAGCTTACAAGGCACCTATAACAACAATAACCAAAGCTTTATCTTCTTTAGAATCAACGGTGAAAGTGCCAGTAATTCCTATAGATCTATTGGTTTGTACGTAGCTTCTACCGCAGTACCTCTACCCAATGTTATATCTTTTGATTGGGGAAATTTATATAACGGCAATTTAATTGTTCTCGCTGTTTCTGGTGAAACTGGAACTAACTTAGGTGGAGGCACAGGAGGCACGGTGGAATTTAACTACCAATACTGGAAGTCCACTAGCGTTATGCACATTTCCCAAGTGCGATTGAGCGATTTAATTTATCAAAGCGGGTATTGGCCAGGTGGTTCTGCTGGTTTAAGTTATATTCAGTTCTCTAGTTATTCCAGGGATTTGAACGTATTTACTAACTTCCCATCAGGATTTACGGCTACCGTTTGGTGTGAGCAAACTATTTAATAAGGATTT